GCCGCTTCTTTCAACATAGATAGTTTCGTTTTCATGCCTCCACATTAGCGAGGCGTTTTATATATGTCCAGAGGAATGAATGCTTACAATAAAGCAGGAGGCTTTCGCATCTGCAATTGCTAACGGAAAGACTCAGGCTGACGCATATCGAAGCGCGTATAACGCCGAGAACATGAAAGAAAATTCCGTCTGGACAAACGCATCAAAGCTAATGTCTGACGCAAAGGTGGCGCAAAGGGTAGAAGAACTGCGCAAAGGGCTAGAAAAAAAAGAACTATGGACGCGCGAAATGTCTGTGAAGGCATTGATTGGCGCCTACAAGGAAGGCAATCCAACGGCCAAGATTGCAGCGGTCAAAGAGCTGAACGCAATGCACGGTTTCAACGCTCCGACTAAGTTGGACGTAATAAACAGGACGCTAGAGCCGCTTAAAGACGACGACTGGTTGTAATGTCATTTACCGAATCGCAACGCACTTTCGTCTATAACAAAGCGCCATTCCCGGCATTCGTCGGCGGATTTGGTAGCGGAAAGACAGCGGCGGCAATTGCCCGCATCATGACGCTTAAGCGCCTATGTCCGAAACAGGACGTAGCGTATTACCTGCCGACATACGGACTTGTTGAGGATATTGCCTATCAGCGGTTCCCTGATCTACTGGAAAAGAACGGGTTTTCCTACAAGCTGAATCGGCAGGCGGCGACACTGACGCTTGATCTTGGTCGCATCATCTTCCGGACGATGGATAACCCGGACAAGATCATCGGCTATGAAGTTGCCCATTCTGTCTGTGACGAGCTAGACACGCTGCCGATAGACAAGGCGCGGAATGTCTGGAACAAGGTCATTGCCCGTAATCGTCAAAAGGCATTTACCCATGCCGGGACGCCGATACCGAATAGCGTAGCAGTCGCCACAACGCCAGAAGGTTTCCGCTTCGTCTATGAGCGATGGGTGAAAACCAAGGTTGCCGGGTATGAGCTAGTCAGGGCGAAGACGATGGATAACGCCGCGAATCTTCCGGCTGACTACATTGATAACCTGCGCAACTCGTATTCGTCGCAATTGCTTTCCGCTTACCTGGATGGGGAATTCGTCAATCTAACGGCAGGATCTGTATATCCAGAATTCGACCGGACGCTGAACGCAACAAACGAAACGATCAATCCGAATGAAGTGCTGCATATCGGCTGCGACTTCAACGTCACGAAGATGAGCGCAGTAATTCACGTTCTCCGTGGCGACGATCCGCACGCGGTAATGGAAATAACCGATGTATTCGACACGCCCGCAATGGCGCGAATCATCAAGGAACGGTACAAGGATCAAGGGCACGCGGTCATGATCTATCCGGATGCGTCAGGCAGTGGCAGGCGGTCGAATAACGCCAGCGAGTCGGACATTGCGATTCTTAAGCAGCATGGGTTTCAGGTCTGCGTCAATCCGACGAATCCAGCGGTCAAGGATCGCGTGTTGAGCATGAATCGGATGCTGCACAACGAAGGCGTTAGACGGTATCGAGTCAATCCGCAGCATTGCCCGCATCTGGTCGAGTCGCTGGAAAAGCAACCTTACGACAAGGCGGGCGAACCGGATAAATCGAGCGGGCTAGATCACATCCTGGACGCCGCTGGATACTTCATTGCTTACAAATACCCGATCAAGCATCGCATCGCACTGGTTCAGCAACTCCGCATCTAGACGCATCTAGCACGAACAAACACACCTAACCCGCTTCGGCGGGTTTTTTCATTTCAGGGCCAATATGAATAATTCAGTACGCGAACAATCCACTGCGGTTGTGGCACAGTCTCGCCATTGGCCTTTGATTACCGCGCTGCTCGGTGGCACGGCCACGATGCGCGAAGCGGGCGAAACTTTCCTCCCGAAATGGCCGAACGAGGAACAGGAAAGCTACAACACTCGCATTGCTATTGCCACGCTGTATCCGGCGTTCTCGCGCACCGCTGAAGTCCTGGCATCAAAGCCATTCTCTAAGCCCGTAGCGTTGCAGGAAGATGTTCCTGAGCGACTTGTCGAGTGGATGCAGGATTGCGACCTGCAAGGCCATAACCTGCATGTATTCAGTTCGCAACTGTTGCGCGACTGTATCGACTATGGCGTTTCCGGTGTATTGGTCGATTATCCGCCGGCCAATGGCATCAAGACGCAGGCTGACGAGAAGGCTACCGGCGTTCGTCCGTATTTCACCCGTTACGCACCTGGCACTGTTCTAGGCTGGCGTACTGAGCGCATCTCCGGTGCCGAAAAACTGACTCAGGTTCGCTTGCTGGAAACGGTGACGGAGTACGTCGGGGATTTTGGCGAGCAATCCGTGGAGCAAGTCCGCGTTCTATCGCGTGGCCAGTGGCAGGTATGGCGCAAGGCTGACAAGACAGAAGAATGGTTCCTCTTTGACCAAGGCACGACGACGATCAACGAGATCCCGTTCGTTTTCTTCTACGGCATCCGCAAATCGACCGGCATAGGCGAAGCGCCGCTAATCGAACTTGCTTACCAAAATATCGAACACTGGCAATCGTGCAGCGACCAGCAAACCATTCTCCACGTCGCCCGCGTTCCAATTCTTGCCATCATCGGTGCCGACACGGACACGCAAATTACCGTAGGGGCAAAGAACGCTGTAAAGATTCCGCAGGGCGGCGAGATGAAGTTCGTCGAGCATTCCGGCGCGGCAATCGGGGCAGGGCGGCAATCGATCCTTGACCTTGAGGAACGCATGCGGCAGACGGGCGCTGAGTTGCTCGTGCTGAAGCCGGGCGATGTGACTGCTACCCAAGTCCAATCAGAGAACGAGGCGAATCGATGCGCCCTACAACGCATCGTTGAGGACTTCGAAGACTCGCTAGACCAGTGCCTGCAATTCATGGCGATGTGGGTCAATGAGCCGGAAGGCGGGCATGTAACGCTGTTCAAGGACTTCGGCGCGGCCAATCTTGCTGAAGCCTCTGCCGAATTGCTGCTCAAGTCGAATCAGGCCGGCAAGCTGTCCGACGAAACCTACTTTGGCGAACTCAAACGCCGTGGCATCGTGACGCCCGATGCGACATGGGAAGACGAGCAGGAAAAGATTTCCAAGCAAGGGCCGGCGCTTGGAACGATGAGCGAAGGCGATCCGGCAATTGACCCTGTTCAAGTTGATCCGGTTGAACCGCAGGCGCTTGACCTATCGCCAGTTCTCGACGCCATCGCCGCAATCGAGAAGCCGGAACCGTCCGATGACAGCGAACTGAAGGCATCTATCGCTTCCCTGTCTCAGCAGGTTGCTGACCTTTCCGCGCAAGTAGCCGAACCGCAGACGGCAGAGCTTGACCTGTCGCCGGTCAATGATGCTATCGCTGCACTGGCTGAGAAGGTCGCGCAACTCGAAACCAAGGAAGAACCAGACGACGCCGACGAAGTTCGTCAGATTGTTTCGGATGCGATTACGCCACTGTTGGCGAAGATTGCCGAACTCAGTGCCAAGCCTGAAGCCAAGGAACCGGACCTCGAATCATTGCGCAACAACATCATGCGCGATGTGACTGGAATCGTCACTCAGATGCAGCAAATGAACCAACCGCAGCCGGTCATCATCCTTGACCAGCAAACCGGGCAGGTGAAGAAGCAGATCACCATCAAGCGTGACGCCGAAAACAACATTATCGGCGCCGAAATGACGCCACAGACACTTAACTAGACTGGTGCCTTATGAGCGACAACGAACTAATGGGAATCATCCTGCAACGCCTTAACAAACAGGATTTAACGCTAGACGAGATCAAGGGAAACCAGTCCGAACTCAAGGGCAAACTCGACACGCACATGATGATGGAAGCCGAAGTGAAGCCTTCAATTGACGAGCTTATCGCCGTGCTGAATGGCTCAAAACTCATTGGCCGGCTGGTCATATGGGCCTGCTCATTAATTGGAATGGTATGGGCCGTGATTGCATGGGCTAGGGATCACGTCAAGCTGTGAAACTCTCAATTTCTGACGGCGTTTTCTACGTCGATAACGTATTTCTCTGCTACTGCGAGGCCGGAAATGGACGCGACGATTTACAACTTACAAGATGCGAGGTCAGCACGCAATATAGCTCGGCTCACAAGCAAGAGCTTCC